GGGACAAACAGGACCGGATATTCAGAAGGGATCAGCAGTTAGCGGAGAATAACAAGTATGAACAATTAGCAACAACGGTTAACGCCCTTGGTGCTAGCATGAATGAGTTAATTACGATTATCAAAGTGCAAGAACAAAAACATATTCAAAGCGATAAAGACAATGACCGCATTAACTCCACTCAACAAAACCACGGAACTCGCATATACAGTATTGAAGCTGAATTAATTGGGATGAAGCGAGACATTAAAGACAATGGTAAACCGTGGACCAAACTAGACAAGATATCAACTATCTTTATTGCCGGGCTGATGTTGGCCGCATCGGTTTATTTCCTTAAGTTTCACTAGCCTATTACCCCTTTACAAATTAGTCAAAATCCCTTAGTATAAGCATTCACGTTGTTAAATGTTTCGTTCTCCTGATTGTTAGTTTGTTTTCTCAACGTCTTCCCCACCCCTACCTAACTTGTTAGCTGGGGGTTTTTTATGTATTATTCTCTTAATTCCACCGGGGAAGTAAGTAGTGATGCATGTCTAAGCCTTTGAATATAGAAGAGTTTCGAGAATTAATCCATAACGGGGAAGCTTCCGATCCGCTGATATTCCTAGAATCAGTGATGAATGGTCAAGATCCCCGTCGATATTCTGAAGTTTATCAGTTAGCCCTCGATATAGACGATTTTAGCGGGGGTTGCCCCGGCCCTGAAGAATGGGCTGAAATATTCGATATAATCCGTACACTGTTAAAATACAAGCCCGTGTCCCTATCTGAATCAACTACCGCTGCGAAAACCATTGCTGAATACCTTCATGCTAAGCGTAAGCAGGTCGAAACTAAAAACTTGAATGGTGAGCAGGCCCAACCCTCTAAACTTCAAAAAGCCGAAATACGGGCGGTTCTTAGTATCTATGAGAAAGAATTCTGATGTTTGAAGATCTAGAATATGATTGGACCATGAACGAACGCCGAGTATTGCGTTATATGTTTGAGCGTGATGGGATGTTATTCATGCGATACTTTTTTAAGTTACGTGAAAATACTCGAATGCTTTTGAACTGGCATCACTATGTAATTGAGTTTATTTTGCAAGCGGTGATTGATGGTCATATCAGGCGGTTAATTATCAACGTATCCCCTGGTTATACTAAAACAGAACAAGCCGTTTTGAATTTTATTTGTAGAGGGTTGGCCCTCAATAACCGGGCTAAGTTTATTCACACTTCTTACTCAGGCGATTTAGCGCAAGAGAATTCGAGCAAGATAAAAGAGACAATAGAAAGTGAAGAATTTCAGCAACTATGGCCGATGAATATTAGAATAGATACGAAAGGTAAAAAGCGTTGGTTTACTGAACAGGGTGGGGGAATGATGGCCGCACCATCAGGGGGTCAAATAACGGGGTTTCGTGCGGGAAGAATGGAAGAGGGATTTACTGGCGCGTTTATTAATGATGACCCATTAAAACCGGATGATGCTTTTTCAGATGCCAAACGGACCACCATTAATAAGCGTTTTAATAATACCCATCGGTCACGGTTAGCGGTTGAAACGGTTCCTATGATTAACATCATGCAGCGTATTCATGAAGATGATTTAAGCGGGTTTTTATTAAAGGGTGGGTCTGGTGATGAATGGTATCATTTAGTGTTACCTGCTAATTTAGATGAAGATGTTTTAAAGAAAAAATACAACCAAGATTACACACATGGTATCCCGTTGGATATCACTGATATTTTAAATTGTATTCGCACGGGTAAACAGTATGATTTTGAACTCTAGATTATTAGAGGTTGTACCCGGTGAAATTCCCATAGGCGCTCTATGGCCTGAAAAACATTCTCTTGAACAATTACGTGTTTTAGAAACAGGTGACCCCTATACCTATTCAGCGCAAATGCAGCAAGACCCTAGCCCATTAGGTGGGGGAATGTTTAAAACAAAATGGTTTAAAACCTATGATGTGCTACCTGCTGATATGGATGTAATTCGTATCTACGGGGATACCGCACAAAAAACAAAAGAGCATAACGATTTTACGGTTTACGAATGTTGGGGCCATTCTCGATCAACGGGTATTTATTTAATCGATTTGTTACGGGGTAAATGGGAAGCCCCTGAAATAGAATCTAATTTAGTGGATTTTTGGAATAAGCATAGACCGACACAATATAAACCCTTTGGCGCGCAATGTGTTAAAATTGAAGACAAGTCTTCAGGCAGTTCATTGATTCAATCGATTAAGAAAGATTACAATATTCCCATTGAAGGCATACAGAGAAACACCGATAAAGTGTTACGCTGTATGTCCGTTGTTAAATATTTTGCCAGTGGGTTTATTCACTTACCTGCGGGGGTGGAATGGTTACATGATTACAAAGAAGAGTTTAGAAAATTTACGCCACTTATGACACACGCACACGATGACCAAATTGATCCAACTGTTGACGCGGTTGAAGATATGTTAGTTTTTGAAGATATGTTATATAGTGGTGATGCTTTAGAATAATGGCCGGGTAACTTAAAAGGAAATAATACCCATGAGTAGCTTAAGAAACGCATACCATCGAGTAGCGCCAAATGAACAAAGTATATTGTTAAGAAATGCAACGATTGACGGAGATCCCGCGGGCGATGCTGATGCGAATGTTACAGGTACACTAATAGCGCCTATTGATTTTTTTATTGCGCCTTTAGCGACACAACGATTTGAAATTGTACAGGCGACTATAGAAGTGAGCGATGGAGGTAATCCTTCTATAGATGATTACGGTAGTATTACCGGCCCATTAGCAAACGGGGTTCAGTTTTTTATTGAGCAACAAACGGTGCAAGTTCCTTTTGGTAATCCGGTAAAAACTAATCGGGAATTAATTAACCTTGGACCAATTACACAAGCAATACAATTTGCGGGAAGTATCCAAGTTAGAACGTATACTTTTAATGTATGGGAGCATGCAAGGGAAGGGGTGTTTATTGATGGCGATGTTGGTGGTCGCTTTGGGATTAAAATACAAGATGATTTAGCTATGTTGGTTAATCATACCATTACCTTTAAAGGTAATATTCAAGTTAAGGTTGCTTCATAGGAGGATTAGAAAAATGTCTAGTTTATTAAATTCATATAGAAAATTAACTGATGTAACTAATCAGGGTATTTTTGATAATGAAGAATTCTTATTATCTATTGGTCGTGTTTATGAAGCGGATAGTATTGAAAATGTTTTTGGTGGTGCTGCCATTGTTAATTTTATTTTGACATCAGGTAATGAGCCTTTTGTAGTTGGGAGATTAGAAGGGGTTTCTGATTCTGAAGAATTTAAAATACAAACTTTTGTTGGTCCCACCTTTACAGTAGGAACAAGTTTACCTTTAATTAATCAAAATGTGGGTTTTGTTAGATCTGCATTAACAACACTAGTTCTTAATCCTACGATAACAGATGACGGTATTTTAGGATCTGAATCAATTGTTAGAGGAATTGCGGGTCAAGGTAATCGAAGCGGATTAACTGAAGGGGTTGACCAGTCATTAAGCATTATTCAACCTAATACATCAGTCTTACTTAGAATAATCAATCAGGGTGCAGCAGGTGATCTTGATTTTTATTTACGTGGCGGTGAATTGCCGTTGCTTACTCCATCTCCATAGGTGAAACCAATGAATGAAAAAGCGGTTGAAGATGCAACGATTGTTAAAATTACCGATGCACGAACAGAACTAACACAAGACGGGTTAGAAAATCTTATTGCTCAATTGGGAACGGATAAAGATAAACGATCATTTTCTCGATTTGTGAATTCTAAACGGTTATCGGCTGATGGTGGGGAAGTAGAATTAAACGCCCTCTATCGCACTGACTGGGGTGCTGGTAAAATTGTCGATATTATTCCTGATGATATGACGCGCGAATGGCGACAATTTACCGGTGACATTGACCCTAAAATGGTTAAGCAATTAACAGATGAAGAAGACCGTTTAGAATTAGTTGAACATTTTAATCAGGCGCATAAATGGGGTCGCCTTTATGGTACTGCATTTATTGTTATGTCGATTGATGATGGTAACCCTCCTGAAATGCCTTTAGAAATTGATAAAATTAAACTGGGGGGATTGCGGCATATTAAAGCGATTGATCGACATCGTATATCTAATGCTGAAGTCGTACCTGTTCAAGATCCTCTCAATAAAAATTTTGGTATTCCTGAATGGTATCGATTCAATGAAACTTCCGTTAAAATTCATCATTCAAGAGTTTTGAGATTTGATGGTATTAAATTGCCGTTTGATGAATTTAGACGTAATAACTATTATTCTGATTCAGTATTAGATCGCCTCTATGATGTATTAACTAATTTCAACACAGTTCAAAATAGTGCGGCATCAATGGTGTATGAAACGAATGTTGATGTTATTAAACTAAAAGGATTAATGAATCATTTACAAACCCCGGAAGGTGAGGCGCTATTACGCAAACGTTTTTCACTGGCTAAGCTTTTAAAATCATTTAACAATATGATGTTGTTAGATAGTCAAGAAGAGTTTGAAACTAAGACGAATAGTTTTGCAGGGTTAGACGGGTTGATTGATAGATACGCTCTATTTTTAGCAGGGGCTTCAGATATTCCCGCCACCCGGTTTTTAGGAAGTTCAGCCAGTGGATTAAATGCCACCGGGGAAGGTGATTTAAAAAACTATTATGATACGATTAAATCAGCACAAAAGAAAAACTATAAACCGAAGCTTGATTATTTTGATCAGATAATGGCTAAGAGTATGGGGTTATCTGATGACACTGATTTAAGTTATATTTTTAATTCTCTTTTTCAAATGACACCAAAAGAAGAAGCTGATTTGCAACTTGCAATAGCGGGGCGTGATGATATTTATTTAAATCAAGGGGTTGTTACTGAATTGATAGTCGCGAAAGAATTGAAACAAAGTGATACCTACACCAATATTACTGATGAAGACATTGACGATTTAGAGGAATTCCAAAATGAGCTTATTACCTTTGGTTCAACAGATCCCGAATCAAGTAATTCAAATAACACTAATTCATTGCGAGAAGGGGCGGAGTCTGCGGTTGATCCTAACTTTTCATTAAATGGTGCTCAAGTTACTGCAATATTAGAAATAATTGGTAAAGTGCGTGAAGGGTTTATGTTAAAAGAAACTGCAATAAAAGTTTTAATGACTTCTTTCCCTTTAAGTGAAGAAGAAGCCGATAATATGTTGTCAGCTGTACCTGAAAACGTTGACGCACCCAAACTAACTGAAGGAGAATTAAAAGATGTCATTGCTTCCCTTAGTTCAACAGATCCAAAATCCAGCCATTCGAAAACGAAAGCAAAGGACGAAACGAGCACCCCCGGTAAGAGCACCGAAAACCCCGGAAGTTCGTTACAGGAAACAATTAGAAAGCTTGGTAAGACAACTTAGACAAGATATCAATACTAATATTATTCCTGTATTAAGACAATTTGAACCTGAGTATGTTAATGATGCAAAGTTTGATAACTTTAGTGATGCGGCTTTAACGTTTCAAGATTGGGGTTGGCAGTACATTGAAGATGCGTATGCTACAACGTTAGAACAGGTGTTTAATAATTTACGAATATCGTATAACAACCTTAATATTAACGCGCGCAAAGTAGCTTCTGAATTTGTTGGACAAACGGATAGTGCTAATAAGACTCGATTTTATAAATCAATTGAAAATGCGATTGGTATTAATATGCAAAGCATTGTTCAGAATGAGGGATTAGAAGACATCCTAGTTGCAACCACTCGTGAAAATGTAAATTTAATTACATCGATATCCGATCAGTACTTAAGTAAAATCGAAACATTAGTTTTTACCAATACAACGCAAGGTAGTACCGCGGGATCGATGATTAAACAGATCCAAAAAATAGGACGGACCACCGCTAAAAGAGCAAAGTTAATTGCACGGGATCAATCATCGAAATTGAATTCAGCGATTAATCAACAGCGTCAACAAAACTTAGGTGTTGAGGAATATGTGTGGCGTACTTCACAAGATGACAGGGTACGACCTAATCACGCTTCAAAGAATGGTAAGACGTTTAGATGGGATGATCCCCCAAAAGATACTGGTCATCCGGGGCAAGATGTGCAATGTCGATGTGTTGCGCAACCTATTATTAAAGTATAGTATTAACAAGATTTATAAACCGGAGATAACTATTATGAACTTAAAAACACACACCACCTATCCTGAAATTAACATACAGGATAATTTTTCTTTTTCCGCTAAATTAATTGACGGGAAAGGCAAAGTTCTCTTTTCATTCATTGGGGAAGGTGAAAATTACAGTGATGCAAGAATGCAAGCCTGTAAGGCAATTGACGCTGAATCAGATAAATTTTTAATTAAAGCAGGGGTATAGTCATGACTTTAGCATTTAACGCAACATTACGAAACGCAAGGGCCGATCAAATTACAGTCGCACGTGATGCAGGACCAGCCGGGGGTAAAATTCGAATTTATAACGGCACTCGTCCTGCAACCGGGGGATCGGTAACAACCTTACTGGGTGAATTAACTTTTTCTGATCCTTCTTCACCTTCTGCATCAGGCGCGGTGTTAACGGCTGATTCTATTACAGGTGATACCTCAGCTGATAATACTGGAACTGCAAGTTGGTATCGATAAGTTGACAGCAACGGGGTTTTCGTAATGGATGGTGACATTGGTTTAATCTCTTCTGGTGCTGATATGGAATTAAACACTGTTGATGTTGTAGCGGGTTTACCTATCAATATTACAGCCCTTGCGACTACTGAAGGTAATGCATAAATAGAGACTAGTTGACATGTCGTTTGATATAATAGGTACACCCACCGAAGCGGTTACGGGGACGACTCATTCCCATACTACAGATGCATTGACTTTAAAAGGCGACCTCATTCACCTTCAAGCCGTTGTAGACGGTGGGTTAATTACTATGGTTCCTGATGATAGTACTGACCTTATTTTCTTGGCGTCAACCGCACATATTAGGCATACTGCAGATACATTAGGTAAGCAAAGCTGGTGGGCTGTTGCTGATACTGATGGTGAAGTAACTTATGATCTGACGGGCGTTAACGGTTCGGTCAAGTCAACCCAAACGATTTACAGAAACAGCATCGGTGGAGGTACTTGGGATTTAGATTCTATTGTAACAAGTAACACTTTGGCGGGCGGTTCATTTAATATGAATGGCGTGACGTCACTTGACAATAGTTTGGTGGTTTTCTCAACCTGTCATGATAGTAATTCAGGCGTAACCACGCCACCCCCAAGCATGACACCAGCCGCCCCTAATCCTACAGGTGGAGATAGTGTTGGGTTACGAAGTTATTTTGAAGATATCACATCAGGCAAGGCAGAATCACAAACCATTGTATACACGGGAACTGATAAAATTATTGGTGACTTATCTGTATTCACTTATACTATTGAATCTTCAGATATTAGTGGGGCGGTATCTGTAACACTGGATGATTCAACAGTAAATGCTGTGGGTCAAGTTGGTGAAAATGTTACTGGAACGGTGTCTGAAACTCTTGCTGATGTAAGTGCTAGTATTTCGGGTCAAGTGGGTGATGATGTAACGGGAACAATATCTGAAACTCTTAACGATGTGTCTGGTAATGTTTCGGGTACTGTAGGTGATGTTATAACCGGAACAATATCTAAAATATTGACTGATACATTTAGTAATATTTTAGGTCAAGTTGGTGAAAATGTTACTGGGGTTATATCTGAAACTCTTGGTAATACTAGTGTTAATTCATTAGGCCAAGTTGGTGAAGATATTGCAGGGTCCGTTAGTTCTACTTTAGACGATACTGCCATTAATGCTTTTGCGGTGACGGGGCCAATTGTTACTGGTATTATTTCTGTTTCGCTTGATAATGTATCAGGTAATATATTAGGTCAAACTGGTACTAATACCGCTGATGAAAACGACCTTTCTTTGTCAAGTAATTTTGGTTTTGAAGATATTAATTTATCAACTTTATTTGGCTTATCAGATTTATCATTCAGTGTTCAGTTAGAAGTCACTGATATTAATTTAACAGGTGATTTATGAATATGACCGAGTATGGCAACGTGTTACGGATTAATGCGAACGAAGACATCAGTAGTAATACCAATACTGTTATAGTAAAAAGTCCTGCCCCGGTTGTTACCAACTTAGTGTTAACATCTGTTGAAGGGGTAACAGTCGGGGCATCAAACATTACTGTTAAAGAAAATGGAGTGGATGTAACATACAACGCAAATGAATACATTGAATACAAATTCAAAGAAGGGGAAATATTCATTGCTGGGAATTGGGAAGCTCGACTTTATTCAAAAAACACAGCCAATGGAACGAATAAAATCAGTAAAACACCTGTGATTTTCACAGTCGATCCTTAAACTGTTGTATTTACACACCTAATCGATTATATTAGCCATTACTTGCAAGGGTTCTTTTATGTACTTAACTGACCGTTTACCTATTACAACACAACGTGAATACACCGATGAGGGATTTTTAAAAGTCCCGGCTCATATATCACGTGTCGGTATTCAGGAATATTTAGCCGTAGAAATGGGGCTAACTGACCGTGAACCTACTGATATTATTAGAATATTTCGACCTGAAGAAGAAGTTTTTTCAGATGAATCATTACAGTCTTTTGCTAACAAACCCGTTACCGATAATCACCCACCTGAGCTTATCAATGCCGCTAATGCGAAACAATTTAGCGTTGGTATGTCCGGGCCTGAAGTGGTTCGTGATGGAGATTTAGCAAAGACAATCCTTCATATCACCGATGCAACCGCTATTGCTAACATTGAAAGTGGCAAGGTTGAACTATCAAACGGTTACACCGCTGATATTGATTGGACCCCCGGAGTTACGCCGAAAGGAGAAAATTTTGATGCCATTCAGCGAAACATTAAAGGCAATCACATTGCCATTGTTGAACGTGGTCGCGCTGGTTCTGCTTGCAGAGTGGCCGATAATTCACCCACTATAGGAGATCATTTAGCCATGGCTAAGATAACTATTGATGGGGTCGATTTTGAAGTATCTGATCAAGCTGCACAAGCTGTAGGCAAACTGCAAGCAAAATTGAAAGATACCGAAAATGAGATCCAACTAAGCGCTGAAGAAGTGAAGAAAAAAGAAGATGAAATGGAAGAGGAAAAGAAAAAAGCCTCTAAAACTGAAGACTCTTTAAAAGCTAAACTTGATGATGCAACCTCAAAATTACCAACAACTAAAGCCCTCGATAAGTTAGTAGCTGATCGAATTAAAGTTGTTGATGCTATTCGTAAGGTTATGCCTGAAATCGAATTTGAAGGCAAAGATGCTGATACACTTCGTAAAGAAGTTGTTGCCGCAAAATGTCCTAATGTTCAAATGGATTCAGTATCATCAGATTACATTCAAGCACGCTTTGATATGTTGTTTGATGGTGTTGATACTAACAGTCAACAGAGCCTTGATAACGCTTTTTCTAAGACTGTTGTTAATGATTCTACTAAGGTTAAAGATACTCGTCCTAAAGATATTATTGCTCGTGATAATGCAAGTGAACGCGCGCGTAATGCTTGGAAGAAAAAAGCAGGAGGTAACAAATAATGACTGCTCAAACTTCGTATGAAATTAAACAACCAAATGCTTATGCGGGTCTACTGGCTGATCAAAATCCACACGAAACTATTTCGCGTGATATTGAAACAGTAGCCGGGGTTAATTTTGGTGTTGTTGTTAGTCGAGGTACTGACCCCGACCGACAAGCTTTGATAGGCGGCACTGATAACATTCTTGGTGTAACCATTCGTGAACTTACTCGTGAAGGTGCGGTTAATACCGGGGCGATTAAATACAACGAAAAGGAAACCGCTGCTATTTTGCGAGAAGGGTATATTTTTGCGGTGTGTCCTACTGGTTGTGTTCCCGGTGATCCGGTCAACTTTATTGAAGCGACGGGTATTCTCGATTCGGGCGCGCCTTCTGGCACAGGTGAAACAGGTCTTGATGACTGTTTTTGGGATTCAACCACAGCGGCGGGTGATATCGGTATTCTTAGAGTTAAGAATGTTGAAAACATCACGGCTGGTACATAGGGGTAATCACTGATGCAAAATTTTAAATTGAAAGATGGTTCAATGGTTACTCTTGACGGCATGCATGCAACTGTTGTTACAGGGGCGGATACCCTTACCTTAGATGGTGCGGTTTCTTTAGCAATGCAAACCGGGTTTATTGATGCCGATGGTGCTGTATTTTTTCAACGCCAATTAGAGCACATTAAAGCACGTTCATACGATGTTCTTTATGCTGCACTAAAAGCGCGTGAATTGTTCCCGGTGTCTAATGAAGCTGGTCCCGGTGTCACTAACATTACTTATCGTACTTACGATCAAGCGGGTGCGGCTAAAATCATTAATGCGTATGCAGATGATTTGCCTCGTGCTGATGTTGCTGGTAAAGAAACTACAATCCCTGTTCGTTCAGTGGGTATTTCTTACGGTTATAATTTGGATGAAATACAATCATCTCAATTGACCGGGTTAGGTCTTGACCAACGACGAGCAAATGCGGCGCGTCGATCTGTTGAACAGATTGTTAATGATGTCGCTTATTTTGGTGATGCAACAAGTGGTATGCCGGGTTTATTTGATAATCCAAATATCCCAACGGGGGTAGCTGTTGATCCGGGGGGGCGGTACGGAGTTTGTAAATAAAACGCCTGATCAAATTTTATTTGATATTAATGACGGGTTTACTGATATTTTTGAAACCACTAAAATGGTTGAACAGGGCAACACTTTACTGCTTCCACCCAATCAGTGGTCGTTTATTTCATCCACTCCGCGATCAGCGAATAGTGATACCACCATTTTAATGTACATAGTACAAAATAGTCCGTACATAAATAGTGCTGATGACATTATCCCATGTAATGAAATGGCGGCGGCAAATAACCCATTGCTTTCAACTGATGCGATGGTTTTTTATGATCGTAGCCCTGATAAATTACAACTTGAAATTCCTGTTGAATTGGAACTGTTACCTGTTCAGCAAAAGAATCTTGAGTTTGTTATTCCGGGTCGTTCGCGGTTAGCGGGTTTAAATATCTACTATCCACTTTCTTTAAATATTGTAACGGGGATTTAATAGCATGGCCGGAATAATGAACAATACAGCGCGTCAATATAATTTAAAATGTATGAGCGCAAAAGGGCATCGGGTAACGGTAAGAGTCGCACCCGGTTTTAATGTGGTTGATGATGCACATTGGGAACACTTTATTAAACCTGAAGTTATGCCATATGTTGCTGAATTAAAGGAAAAAGGATTGATTGCTTTTGGTGATGACATGGACGATCTAGAACTCGAAAGAGAACCAGACACCCAGGCTAAATCAAAATCGATCCCGCCTCCTGAAGATAATGAAGACGGTAAAAAGTCTAAAAAGTCTAAAAAGTAAATTTAGATTTTTAAGGAATTAAGAACCCCATTTAACCGGGGTTCTTTTAAACTGCTCATTTGAAACAGTGATTAGTTTAAAAGAAACAAAGGTAAAATTTAATGGCCGCAACAATAGCAGACTTTAGAGCTAGATTCCCTGAATTTTCAGATGTTGTTGAATTTCCTGATGCACGTATTCAATTGTTTTTAGATGATGCTGTTTTAATTCACATTGGAGATGATGAAAATAGATGGGGCGGTAAATATAATACTGCACATGCTTACTTAGCGGCTCACCTGTTATTCATTGGTACTAATACTGAAGTAGGTAGTACGGCGGCTAATGTCGGCCCGGTGTCTTCAAAAAGTGCGGGTGGTGTTTCGGTTACTAAAGCAGTTGTTGCCAAAGACCGATCAGAAGGTGATGATTTTTATTCTTCAACATCGTATGGGCAACAATTTATAGTCATTCGTGATCGTTGTTTTGCGGGTGTATTAGTAGCGAGTTGCTAACATGGCTAAATCTAAAATTAGAATTATTAAAAAGCCAAGTAAAGCAATTAGAGAAATTGAAAAAATTGCTAAAAATTTAAGTGGTCCTGATACTGTTAAAGTTGGATTGCCTAAAGGGTCTAATGATTATCCCGATGGTACAAGCGTTATAATGGTTGGCGCTGTTCATGAATTTGGTAGCCCTGCTAGAAACATTCCTCAACGTTCATTTTTGCGATCAACGGTTCAAGAAAAAAGAAAGCCCTATAAAAAGCTTTTCGCAAAATTAGGAGGGGCTATTTTATTAGGCAAAATGACAGCTGAAAAAGCATTAAATTTATTAGGGCTGCAAGTGCAATCGGATGTTCGACAAAAAATTACTGACATACAAGACCCACTATTAAAACATCGTGAAGGTAATCCGTTAGTTGATACCGGGCATTTACGACAAACCATAACTTTTCAGGTGGGTGACTAATGCCTATTAATGTTTCAGAAGCAATTGATTCAGACACAGCGGAAAGAATAACCGTTGAAAGAAGTTCGCCCGGTAGTTACGTTGATGGGTTATTTGTAGCAGGGCCGACTTCAACATTTAAAGCCTTGGCAAGTGTTCAACAACCTACACCAAGAGATTTACAAACATTACCTGAAGGTGAACGAGTTAAGAACCCTAAGATGTTTATTTCTACTAAAGCATTAAAAACAGCGAATGAAGATGATAAAACATTAGCGGATGTACTTATTGTTAAAAGTATTCGATTCAAAGTCATCATGTTAGCCGATTGGTTATCTTATGGTCACAACATTGCTTTTGCGGTTAAAGAAAAATGATTGCTGAAGAAACGATTAATAAATTTATAAGGGATGTGATAAATTTGGTATTAGTAACCTCTGATTTTGCGATCAGAGGTAAGCAAGACGCACCCCGTCCAGAAGGTAATTATGCTGCTGTTGAATTTATGAGCGATACCGGATTAGGTTGGGAGCAACAAGAATTAGTTGACCGTACTATTGATGTTGACATTGATGAAACGATTGAAGGGTTACGGGAATTAATGTTTAGTGTTAGTTTCTATCGTAATGCAGCTATTGATAATGCTCGTACTGTACGAACTCGATTTGTAAGGGAGTCAGTGCAAACGTTATTAAAAAAGGCTAATCTCGGATTATTAAGGCGGTCTGAAGTTCGTTCTTTTTCTGAACCTCTTGAAAATGGTTGGGAAACACGAGCGCAATTTGATATATTTTTAAGTGCTGTTGGATCTGATACTGACATTGTGCGATCAATCTTAGGGGTTGATATTGCCGGTGAGTTTCAGTCTCGCGGTTTGGTGTATAACTTTACAATAGAGGTGTAATAATATGACAATTCCAGTTTCTACCGTGGTTAGTGTCAGCATTGCAATTGGTGCAACATTTCCAGCGCGGGCGGGGTTTGGTACTCTTAACATCGTTACTAAAGAAACGGGTGTTGTTGGGATTGCTGAACGTATTCGATCGTATTCAAATATAGAAGGTGTGTCAGCAGATTGGGGAGGGACTGCGGAAGTGACTAAAGCGGCTACTGCTTATTTTTCGCAACAACCTAAACCCACTTCATTAAAAGTTTCTACTCGATACGAAACCGATCAAGCGGCTGAATTACGGGGCGGTTCTGTAACAAGCGCTACGGCTTTACTTTTAGTGTCTGATGGTAGTTTTACCATTTCAATCGATGGCGGCGCTGAAGATATTACCGGTCTTGATTTTACTGATGGTGAAGCTGACCTAGATGATATTGCTGCAAGTATTCAAACAGCATTACAATTTGTTGCAACAGGTGGGTTTACCTTAGCCACTTGTGTTCACGATGGTTCTAGATTTTTTATTACATCCGGTACAACCGGGGCAACGTCAACGATTAGTTTCTTAACAGTGGTTGACCCTGCAACCGGAACTGATATTTCTTCATTGTTACAGATGCGAATGGGCGAGGCAACGAAAGCAGATGGGTTTGTTGGTGAAACAATTACCGCGTCATTAATAGCAATTGAAAATGTTGACCCTGATTGGTACGGTTTAATGTTTACTAAAGAAGTACGGGATTTAGTGATCATTAATGCTGAAAATGCAGTCAATGCGGCGGCGGCTTTTGTTGAAGCACGAGTTAAAGTTTTTGTCAATACGTCTAATGATTTATCTGAAAAAACTTCTTCT